GACGTAATGCGTGAGTATTATCGTCCGCAAGAAATTGCAGCAATGATTGACGACCAAATAGTAGAGATAGCACCTCTAGCATTCATGCGTGGTAGAACATTTAAAAACGCATGGATCATTGCAGATGAAATGCAAAATGCCACACCTGCACAAGTAAAAATGCTAATGACAAGAATTGGATCTAACAGCAAGATCATTATCACCGGAGACGTGGAGCAAGCCGATCGCCAGTATGGCGACAATGGCTTGATGGACCTCTGCGAAAGGTTGCAGAAAGGAGGTGTTAATGGTATTGCTGTTTGTGAATTGGATGGACGAGATGTCCAACGTCACAAGATAATTGGCTCGGTGTTGAAACTTTACGCTGATTGAGTAATCAGTTCGTAAAGTTCACGCCACGTTTTGACAACCGGAATTCGCTCGTTGGTATGATGCATATTATGTCCATGCTCAATGAGCACACTTCGAAGACCTAGGTCTAGTCCAACTTCAGCGTTTTCCGGCTTGTCTTCGATCCACCAGCAGCCAGAGTCTGCATACTCTTCCAGCGCATAGTTCTTGTCTGCGCCTGTGTCCAAGCACACAATCTTTTCAAATGCTGTTTCCCCGAACAACTTGTTCAAGTTCATTTCCCGTAATCGCTGTGCATTAACATCAGTGCTTAAACTTGTAATGCAGTGAAACACATAACCATGCTCTTCGTGAAGTCGTTTCACATAATACATTGCATCGCGCAAGGGCGGCAAGAACCCAATAGCTGCTGACTCGTTAAACATTTTAATCAGCTTTTTGCCTTGGTCCCGGGAGATGTTATAGCGTTCGCCAATGTCATATAGGAATTGCCCGCCTTCAACTGGGACAAATCCGTGCTGCTCCATCCAAATAGCAAAGGCGTATTCCCAATTACATAATACGCCGTCGCAATCAACTAGGATTAGGTTCTGTGGGTTGTGTTTCTGTGTTTTCTTCATTGGGCTTTTCTAGGTTAACTTGGTAACCATTTTCGTTGAACAATCGGGTAATAATATTTTCGTAGTGTTGGATATAGTATTGAACTAAGTTATCAAAGTTCTTGGGCACGTTTACACCACCCATGCTTGCTTTGGTAACTTCTAGCTTTTTAAAGTCTAGAATAACGTTGGCCATTTGAATATCACGTGCCTTTAAGTTCTTTGTTACGGCCATTACTTCATCAGTTTGGCCGTTTGCTTTTTTATAGTAAGTGATGACTAGGTATCTCATATTTCCTCATTATGGTGTTGTATGTATCAAGGTCTTGGGACTTAGGCGCACAAAGACCGCACATGCAATTATACTTTTTGCATTGTATGGTTGGGGTAGTTCCCACGGCATTTAAGATAGCTTGTGTATCAGTTAAATGTCCAATGGGCCCTACGTCTCCTTGGTAGTTCATCTTGCAATCTTTGTTAACAAATACTTCTCCGGTAACTTGCTTAACATACAAGAAAAACTTATCAACGCTGCAATACCAATCAGTGAATTTGTTGTCTGTAATATAGTGTTGTCGATCTCGTTGATTGCCATTTAAACATAAACTTCTACCGCCGCAGCAAGCTCTGCCGTAGTCGCTGAGGTTTATTTTGCCGTCCTCGGGAATGTTTGACTCAGGATATAGCTTGTTGAACCACTTGATTTCTTGTGATTCATAGTTACGTCTAGCGTTGGTTGAATCATCTAATTGGCGTGGCAAGCAACGAATGTTGGATTCCTTTAACCACTCAATTTGATTCATTGCATCTCGAAACATCTCGTGTTCATTGTGCATCAGCACTACACATTTTAGTCTGCGCCCTGAATCGCGTATTGTAATTAAGTTATCCCTGAATTGTTGCTTTTGTTTATCGCTGTTTTCTGTGTGGTAGCTAACAGTGAATTCGTCGATAAGTGGGATAACAGCCGCTAACCTGTGTGGTGCAATAATAGCATTGGTTGTGGTTGTAACTGTGAGATGCCAGTTCCGTGTCTTTGCTCGATATCGAGAATGAACTTCCTGCAAGATAGTCACAATGTCGGGGTGGTGCAGGGCTTCGCCTCCGTATACGTTGAAGTTAACGTATTGTATGCCTTTTGGCTTGCTGGACATTATGCGATCCACATACTCATACATAAAGTCAATACTAGACAAGCACTGGTCCAGTGGAGGATGTGCTGTGCTATTGTCGTGACCTTTGTAAATGCCCACTCCACAATAACTGCAATCTAAATTGCATTTCATTGTGAGTTCCCAGTCTAGCAAAAATGCCGGACGGTTCTGCGGATCAATTGCAGGCTCAAGAGATTTGTGAGAGTTCAATTAGTGTAGCACTCAAGTTAATTTCAGGATCAGCAACCATTGTGTTGTTTACAAGACCATTACGGATAATAACAATGGCTTGGTCTTGTTGTTCCACAGTTTTACCAAACAAATCTACATTGTCATACATCCAACGGAATACTTCTTCTGCTTCTTCAGGGCTTGCGCTTTGGCATAACAGTTTACGTGCTTCTGCCACACGCCCATGCTTGAACAAGTCTACACAATCCAGCTTCCAATCGCGAGTAGAACGATCTGATTCACTTGGTGCCACAAGTTTATTGCTTTGGCTGTTTAGCTGTACCAAGTTCAAACACTTACGCAAATCTGGATATGTTGCTTTGACATAGCTGTCTAGTGTATCTAAATCAAACTCCACGCCTTCTTCTACCAGCACAGTGGCAACTCTAGCAGTAAACTCTGTTTGATCTGTTTTGGTAATGTGGAATCCTTGACAGCGTGAGTGTAGTGGCGGAATAATCTTGTTGGGATAGTTGCAAGTTAGAATAAAGCGAACTGACTGCGAATAGTCTTCCATCAAGTTACGCATGGCCGGCTGCACTGAGTTTGGGTTTAAATAGTCAGCTTCGTCGATCAGCACAACCTTGAACTTGCCAAATGGCATTGTTTGACAAAAACTGATCAGCTTGTCTACCCATTCAATCTTGCGACCTTCTTTGGAGCCGTTTGCATACATAACATCATAGTCATCTACGCCTAGTTCGTTGATCAGCATCTTGGCCAGTGTAGTTTTGCCTGTGCCCGGCGATCCGCTTAATAGTAAATGCGGAATTGACCCTTCCCGGATCCATGCTTGCACTTGTTCGCGCTGTGCTTCGTCTACAAACACATAACCGTCGAGCGTCTTGGGACGCCATTTCTCTACCCATAATTCTTTCATTCTACTTCCTTAAACAACGGGGTGCTTTCGGCTAGCATCCTGACAAACTCTAGATTGCCAGGGAAACTATCCAGTGTTCCTTTGTGACTCATGATGCTCACAGTAAACGGTTCTGCTCGTTCTAAGCCATAGAAAAACATTTCTGTGGCTCCACTATCGATTTGCTTCTGAAAATGTTCTTTCATACGTTGTTCAATCCTATTCTACTGTAACCTAAGTGACTAACCATTTCTTTTTCTTCTGCTCGTGCATCTGTGTAACCACGCATGGCTTCTTCTAAATCGCTATCTTCGCGCACCGCACTCCACAGATCAGAAATGCCTAAGCCGTCCCTGTATAGGTTGTAACCTATCTTGTAGGGATCGTAGTAGCGGTCTTTCATTTTCATCGTGTAATCCTAAATCCTACGAACCATAAGTCAATGCGGGCAAACCAGTTGCCTTCGTTTTTGCCAAAACCGATGCGAAGCATACGATTTTGTTTTTCTAATGTAAGTTTTAATAATGTCATTCGTATCTACTTCCTTTTTGACCCGGCTCGTTTGAATTAGTGCATGCTAGTGTATGGTCAGTTGATTTAGGGCAACGTTTGTTGCCACAATCTGGGCACACAATAAATGTGCTCACAGTCAATGGCCATCCTCTATCGTCATATTTTAAACCCATGCAGCGATAACAGCCACATTCTTTGGAGAAATACCAACGAGGTCTTGCACCAAAGATACGGTCTATGCTGTTGGCAAAATCTTCATATTTTACACTAAATGGTCTTGGGCTGTCGCCCTTGCCTCCGTCACTCATCGTCTATTACCTCTTCAAGTTCTTCGAATTCTTCACCAGTGTAAATGTTGTATTCGATATTACCAACACGCCAACTTTCGGTCCATACATGTTGGTTGTTGCTTTGTTCTCCGGGGCCGAGCAAACGCAACATGGTTAGCACTTGTTCGCGCTCTTCGCCTTCAATAACACGGCGCTTTTTATACAAGCCTAGACCAGTCATGAACCGTTTAAGTTTCTCAGGGTCGTTTCGTAGTTCCTCTCCGGCGGCCCTAAGACGATCTAAGTATTCTGCGTGAGTCATTATACCAACTCTTCTAAGATGCCTAGTAACTCGGCAACCATAAACAACCCGCCTGCTACCATTAGCCATGAGCCCGACAGCATGGGTTGATTGCCTGCCAGTACCAATGTAATGCCGGCGGCAATACGTAGAAAACTCTTTACAAGGCTAACATAAAAATGTCCCTTGCTTGTATCTTTGGGTTGAATTTCGATCATGGGTTTCCTGTGTGGGCAACGCCCTTGGTTATAATCACAATTGGCAGTTATTTCCTGCCTACAAATTTTACATTTCATTCTGTGTATGCGGGGTTAGGAATGTCAAGTTCCCAAATATGCCATTTGGGTTTGTTGATACCTGTTGTTGTATCTTTCAGCAATTCCATTGTGCGGTTGTGCTCTGCTTCTTGCAGTGTAGAATAAAATCCAACACCTAATCCGCTGGTACCACTACCACCGTAGGTAAAATTCATACCAGTTTGTTTAACTAACTGATATATCTTAATAACTTTGGGTGGCTGTATTGGTTCCATTATCTATTCCATGTTAGCGGATTGTGGTGATCCCATTTTTTAAAATCGGGATCTTGTTCACGATCCGGTTCATCCTTTAGCAATCTTGCTGTTTCGGATGCTGCTACTCGTTTACGCAAACTTGAGCTAGAGAATGAGTGATCGCGACCATTAAACACAATCTCAATACCACGCATGTCACATTCGTGGCGACCAGTAAAGTCGCTTTGTTGATATTCTACCCCAAGAATACGAACGTCTACTGGTAAGATAAGCAAGAGGTCAACGAGATCTTGTTCGGTTGAATAAACCACAACTTCGTCCACATAGCGACACGCCGCCAACTGTATTTGTCGTTCCACGATACTCTGCACGGGCTTGTTCTTAGTGTCTGGGCGATCGATAGTAGGGTCAGTTTGCAATCCGCAGATAAGATAGTCGCAGTGATTCTTAGCCTCGGAGAGCATAGCCACGTGGCCAGCGTGTAGCATATCGAAAGTCGAGAACGTGATTCCAATACGCTTACCCTCTGCTTTTAGTTTTTTAACGTGGTTAAAAATCATAGTGCAAATTCGCTCAATGCTGCTTTAATGTTAGCAAGATCAGTGGGCTCAAGGCACAAGTCAAAATGCACACGTTCATCTTCTGGGTGCTTGGAACCATCATATGTAGTAGTAATACGCAAATGAGTTAGTCCTGGCACAGCCTCAACTGGCTTGATTTCCAGGAATGTGTGCATGCCGCCGGTGTTACTGATTAGTTTTTTCATTGAGTCTTTTCCAAACTAGTTGTTTATCGAGTTGTTCTATAAACTCTTCTTCACCTGCATATTTTGCCGCAGTTCTTAAGAGTTCGTCTAGCTGATATTTTACTATAAGCAAGTCTTGTTTGCAATGCCATTGGGTAAATCCATCGTTGTATGGACTGTTCATTTGTGCCGAACAGGCGTTGATTTGACGTTGAATCTCTCCAACGTCCCATCTCTTTTGGAAACCCATTTATTTGCCCGAAACAGCTTCTGATATAGTGTCGTCGTATCCTGGTTCTTCGTCAGAGACCAACAAAATGTCATTGTGGTCAATACGACGAATAACGTGCTTGCCTGTTTCGTCTTCGATGTTAACACCGCGAGTCCAACGCCCGTGTGCTACGCAAATCCATTGTCCCTCGGATACTTCTTTTTGGTCCGGTCCTACTGCATAGACTTTACCCCAACGTGGACGGATACCATCACTCTTACCGTTGTCGTTTAATAGAATAACGCCCGAACTTAGAGTCCGTCCTTCGAAATTCATCTCTGTGGCAATTACCCAATCGCGCAATGGCTTAAATTGCTCTTTCTTAAAACGATGCGGTTCAAATGCAAGTCTTTGTGTCATGTTATAGCTTTCTTACTCCGCCAGCTTTAGCGGCTTCTCTCGGGGTTGGTAATTTGGTTTGTTGAACTGTTTTGGCTTTGGCAATAGCTGCTGCCAGACCACCTTTTAATTCCATGCCTGTATCTGCTGCTGGCACTTCGTCTTTTACAACATCGTTGTCTTCGGGCAAATCACTAAAAGTATCATCTATGACCGGTGGCTGCGCTTCTACTGTTTTTGAAGGCATTTGGGATAATAGTGGTTCACCGCTGACATTGTTTTGTTTTTGTTGTTGGCGTTGCACTTGTCGAGTTTTGCGATCAATGACTCGATTTTGACTGTCAAGGCGATCGCCACGGGCATTTACACCCATGTTGCCAACAGCTCGTGCGTTTTCATTTTGTAGCATGAGTGCGCCCATGTCTACAGTTTTGCCCATTGCTGTTCGGTATTGTTTGGTTGTCATTAGAATCTCCTGTTATTATAGATATTTAACGCAAGAACTCTGCTGGGTCTAATTCGTAGAACATTGAATTAATTCTATGAACTCCCAATAGATATAGAACATAACTTGCTACACTAGACCCACGGCCTACACCCCAAATTACATTGTTGTCTCTCATTACATTCACAAGGTAGTGCAAGTAACGCAACAAATTAAACAAATCGCGTTCTTGATACATTAACAATTCGTGCCCTACACGCTGTAGCTCTGCATCAGTCTTACAAAGACCCAACACATATTCAGCAATGTCTAAATCTTTATATTCCTGGGGCATCTTCCAGTTGTCTTGGCAACGATGATCGAAATCTCCTATGCTTTCGTTTGCTAATTCATTGTAGCGAATGAACATAGGCACACCTTCTAGTATAGCGACTGCTGTTTCTAAATCAACTGTGTGATCAACAAGTAGCCCGGGCAGTTTTGTTAAGTCGTGCCCTTGCATAATCAAATCGCATAGATCTTCTTCGCCAAAGATCATTTCGCCATTAGTGTTTTGTTTCATTGCTGTTTTGATTGAAGTTTGCAAATACAACTTGTCCCAAGTCTTGTGTTACTTCTGCTTGGGCCCAACCTAGTTCTTGTTCTCGCCATTCGGCATCTGTGTCAATAACAACAACGTTGGTATCATCATCATCATCGTCGTCTAGAACCACATCGCTGTGTTTTAAAGTTGGCTCATGCCACCAACCAGTGGCAGGGAATAGATCAGTGTGCTCACTTTCGCTATGGAAATATTCTATACTATCGCCTGCTTCGCTACTGAATCTAATCTCAGTGATTCGCATTCGTCCTTCCATGATAGCATTGAGTTTGTGGAACAACATAATACCCACAACTTGGTCAACTGGTTCCTCGGGCAATGTTGTTACGTTTAGCCCAACCTCTGTAAAGATCTCAGCTCGATCCATATCAGCTTGGTTGATAAAAATAGTGCTGTGCAATTCATTGAGCAAGAAATGCTTTATGCGGTCTAGTGCAATATTTTGGTCTTGTGGGTCCATTGTTTGTGTAACGAAACGAAGCGCCAGTGTATAATTGGTCATCATCAATTCGTCATCAAACCAGGCACCTGCTGGAAAGGTTATGTTGTAGCGTAGTCTAACGTTCATTGAATATCAATCTTGTCATCGAGATTTTTACCAAGATCCTTGTTGGCAGCTTGGAACATCTCTTGAAGTCGTTGGGAATGTTTTGCTTGATAGCTTTCTATAGCCATCCTGATTTGGTTGCACAAATGGCCATTGCCCGTGTTTTGGGCAATTCGTAGTTTGTTGTTAAGTTCGGTTATTTTAGCGCCCAACTCTTCTAATTTTAAATTATCTAAGTTGGGGATTAAAGGGTGTTCCATGCGCTTAGTTTACAACAAGAACAAAGCGTTGTCAACATCGTTTGGTTACGAAGTTGAACCTTTGATTACCGCAAAGTTGAAAACAGGTTGCTCGGTTGTTGTTCCAGATACGTCTGAGAATGTGATATTGAAGCTGCCAGTTCCGACTGCGGTAGTAAACGCTTCGTATTTGTCTGTTCCGGACTTTTGGCTTACTAAAACAACGTCTGTATTTGCTACTGTGCTGTTGGTAACAGTGAACGTAGTGTATGACGATGTGCCTGCTGCGGATACCAAAGTAATAGCACCGCTAGGAGCGTTGATGGTTACACCTGTGGTGCGTGACGATGTTTGTGTTACTGTGCCGCCGCCGCCTGTGCCGTAACCTAGTTTGTTTGTGAATACGTTCAGAGGACGATTCAAGTCAAACATGGTAATGGTGGTACCACCATTGCTGCTAATAAATTGGAATGTATAAGTTCCTGTTGCCGCAAATGTAAGAACGTTGGTACCGGTGTTAAGACCTTGCACGCCTGTGACACCAACGCTGACCGCAGCTGGTAAGGTCAATGTGTCGCCTGCTGTAGCAGTCACTTGGACATACACGACACCTGCAACACCACTTGTTGGCCAGTTGCTAAATGCCAGGCTCACTGAGCCGCTGCCAATTGTAATAGTTTGATAGTGCCCCAGTGCATAGTTGATAGTTTGGCTTCCGGTTTGTGTTCCAATGTCAACACGTGGTAACCCAAAATCAGCCACAGTTCCGTTGTAAATTAAACTACCGAGCATGTCGTTGTCTAGGGTTGTCCCTGCCAATGCTGATTTTAAAATTGCATTATTCTGCAAGTCAGTGATTTCGTCTGCTGCATACTGAAAGTTAGTTTTGGTGTTCGTGAAGTTATCACGAAAACCTTGGGAATTATTATCTTGGCCTGCTACTGGGTAGGTGCCGTCGATGTTATTTGGGTTAATGTTACTTGTCATGGTTTATCCTAAAATGGTCCGCTTTGGGAATACAAGATATTTATCGTAGGCTTGAGTATTGCTATACATATCCACAGGCGCAATAAAGCGTAAACTGTTGCCGTCAAATGTAGTTTGCCCAGTTGAAAGATCAAAGTATGTTTCAGCTGGGGTTGGTTCCCAAGCACCACCGGTGCTATCAGCAATTGGGTCCCAGTTTTTGCTCAATAATCTATCTAGTTCATATCTATCTACTTCAAAATCGATTAAGTTTAGCTGTTGTCCGAACTCTGTGCGTATGTAATACGCTATCTGCTCGCCTTTGCCCGGTTTAGCATAAGCAATTGGCCACGCAGGTACAAATCCCAAAACTCGCCCGTTGGCCTGCTTTGAAATCATCCATTGTGGTAATACTGTGCCTTCTTGTCCTACAGTATCAATAACTTGATCACGCATGTTGATCAAACTGTTTGGATATACTGTGGTGTCGCCATCAATTGGGTAAGGCAAGGTCACAGCTTTAGAAACGCTTTGCCCTTGACTATTAAGAAGATCGTCTATGACGCTGCTATAGACGACTTCGTATATTACTTCGTCGTTGGCATTTCTTGCTTGGGCAACTTTTATCTCGCCCAACACTAGATTTTTCCAATAGTGGTTCTCGTATAAACTACTCACATAATCTGCATAAGTTGCGGCAGTTAATCCAAATGCATGGTAGTAAACAACCTCCGTTGCCCGTCCAAAGTTTGGATCATCTGGACGATACAACAAGTCATTTTGGAATATATCAGCGTTTTGCAATAAGTTTTGTATAATTGCTCTGTCGTTATCCGGCGGCATAGCTTGGATATACAAATTGTTGTAAGGTGCGTTGTAAGCACGAACTACAGTGATATAGAATTCTTTTGAAACACTTACTAGCCCATTGACGCTGTAGGCCTGCACAGTAAATGTATGCTTCATGTCAAATGTAGTTTCAGTATTTTGTGTTGAAATACCTAAATCATTCATTGTGACGTCAAATGTAGTGGTACCCAGGTCCAACGCAAATGTATCAAAGCTCACTCTTCCAGCAATGTTTCCTGATGGCAACAGTTGTAGACCTTGCGGCAAACTAGATGTGCTACCACTTAGCAATTGATATTGCAATGGGATGCCAGACACAACTTCTGCAGCAACAAATAATGTGCTGGTAGCACCATTGTTAATTGTGCCAAGGTCGGAATCAGTTAACCAAGTAACACCTGTGCTAATATCTCCAGTGATAGAAAGACTATAGCTGTATTCGTTGGCGCTTAGTGGATTGATGTCTTTGCTAACTCTTACTTTGAATCCGTATGTGTTTTCTGTCAACCCCATGTTAGGGATATAGCCATACAACCATCCCGATTTCGGATCAAGTACCAGGCCTGGAATGCCCGAACTGTCCCCAATGTCAAACAACAATTCATAATTGATTTGGTCACCGTCGAGATCATAACCAAGGAATTGATATGCAAACCAGTTATCGCTTCTCACTGACCCAATGCTGCCTTCTGGGTTTGTTATAATCGGTGGACGAACGGGCGTAACATCTGCAGTAACAAACGTATTGTCGGCAGTGACTTCAACGTTGTCTGCAGTCATCATGTTTTTGCTGTAGACGTAAATGCTAAATGTTCTAAGCTGACTGTAGATTCCATCAGTGATTTCAACAGTAAACTGATAATTTGAATTTACACTCATGGTGCTAAAGTCAAACGAGAATTCGTCGTATCCCTGGCCATCTCTGCTGTAGCCTGCTTCCATGTCGTTTTGTGACAATGGCTCAATGAATCCTGTAATTAACCCCGATGTTGACATTGACAAACCCTGGGGCAAACTTCCGCCAACCACTCGGGCGATTACTGTGGCATTTGGATCAGGATCTGTGTATTGAATTTGCAATCCGTTGACCAATGATCCGTCGTAGTATTGTGCAATTAGGCCAGCTGGGGTAATAAATGCAGGTGGGTTCGGCCCTGATACTGTGAGACTAAATGTTCTGTCTCTGATTCTATCAACAACATAACTGGTGCCAACATAATGTTTGGTATACGCACGAACAGTAAATTTGCTAGTTACATCTCTGTTGACTGGACTAGGGACGCCTTGGATGCTGGCCACAGCTTTTGGAGTTCCGATGATCAATCCATTGTCTGCAACTTGAATACCGGCTGGCAATTGTCCTGCTTGCAAGTTAAAATAAACGTGCTGATTAAATGCAGCCGGCATAGTCCCAGATGCTGTGCTTAATGGTACGGGAGTGGTGGTAAATTCAGATGTTGTGATAGAAAATTCTGTGCTGCTAAAAACATCCAATACAAAATATCTAGTCAACGCACTAATGCCACCGAACACAGTACCTTGTGTGCCACCAAATATAACATTCAGGCCAGGGTATATTCCTGCGGTGCTGTTGCAAGTAATTCTATTTGTTGTCGCGCTTGTTGCTGTGCATGTCACACTTGCTACAATATCAGTATCGGCCAACATAGCCAGCTGAAAGAACACTCCTTCTGGGATAGTTCCCAGGGTGCCTTCGGGGGTAATCCATACTGGTTGTGCCATAGTAAATTACCAAGGTGTGGTGTCGAATGCCACACGTCTCCAAATTTCTGTAGATGTATCAAAATCTGCCACGCAAACGTATAGATATTGACTATCAAACGCAACCATCCCAGCTGAATCGCCTACTGTTCCCGCAGGAGTAGTCGGCGGAGTATCTTGAACTCTGCTGTAAAGTTCGCTAAAATTGTCGTTACATTTGATATAGGCTGTGCGTATTGGATCGCCATTGCCGTCGTTGGGTGTAAGACCTACGTTTATAACTTGTTGAGCCATTGATTGAATCCTCTGACAAGTATTTACCAGATACCCAACAGGTTAGATTACAGTCGTTCGTTACAAACGTCCCAATTTACAATTTTCCAGAAGCTATCAATGTAGTCTTCTTTGTTCCACTGATATTGAAGGGCAAATGCATGTTCCCACATATCGAGCAAAAGTGCAATATCTGTGCGGACCTGGTGGTTCGGGATAGTCTTGATCGCCCCACTTGTGCTCAAGTAAACCCAACCTGAACCTTGGATTTTCATTGCTTCTTCTTTGAAAGCAATCTTGAAATCTTCGTATGTTTTAAAGTGCTCTTCTATTAACGCGAGTATAGCACCACGGGGTTTGTTTGCGCCCTTAGGAGCCCTAAGCTGAGGGAAGAACTTATTGTGTAAAAAACTGCCAGCACGATTAAAATTCGCATTGCCTTCTCCAGCGTTGTAACGCTTTGCATAGCCTTTGGCTAAATGTTCATAATGATAGTTGATTGTTTCTGCACTCATTACAGGCGCAAGATCTTTTTCGCTGTAAGGCAAGGGTGTAGTTTCCAGCTTGGCTGGACGAGTGCTTGCTTCTACAAGATCGATAGAGTTACGTAAGTCCATCTTGTATTTATTTGCGACGGGTAATACGCCCTTTAGTAAGATCGTAAGGGCTAAATTCTAATTCAACCCGATCTCCTAGCAACACTTTGATGTTGTTTTTTCGCATACGTCCCGACAAATGTGCCAGGACTGTGGTTCCCAAGTTGTCTAGTTTTACTCTAAACATTGTGGCGGGCAAAACTTCTTCAACTTTGCCCTCCATATTAATGATATCTTCTTTCGCCATAAGCAATTACTTAGTGCCGAACACAATCTCCGTGCTGACTTTTTGAAGGCGATCAAAGCGGAAACTGCGCCACTCATTTTTCTCCAAATCGAATACTCGTAAGCTGTGCTCATCGGGCTTTTTACGTTCTTTGCTTTCCTTAACAATACCGTCCACTGGCCCAGCTACTGGGACCTGGGGCAAACGTTCTGGATCTAGTGTGCAAAGCATAGCACGATCAGTTCCGTCTGCTTTGGTAAACGTCACAGTAACTGGACCTTTTTGCAACAGGCTTTTGACCCAATCGCGGATAATAGCTTTGTTCACATCGTCTGCTTCTTGGTATTGTGTACCAGGTGCGCTTTTAAGTAAACGCACTACTTCTTGTTGTTCCCATGTCATAATTTTCTCCTTTTAACTAATACGATTCATTGCTGCCCACATGTCAATCTGTTCCCTGAGCTTTTCATTTTGCTTGTTAACTTGATTGACCTCTTTCATTGCTTCTGTTACCTTATG